TCTGTATGCTGTCAAGCTCCTCTGTGCTTATATATGATTCATCTGCAAGCTTATACTCTGCATACAGCTTGACTGTTACATTATCTGTTCCGGTGAATCTGCCTGTAAGCTGGTATTCTGTATCAGGAAGCCATTTATCAAAGCTCCATGTCTGCGTATTGTCAAAGCCAGCTGCTGTGGCTGTATGTATAACAATGTCTTCCGGTATATAACTGCTCGTCTTTATTTCTTCATTATAATCCGTAACCACTGTCTCATACGGAACTGTATCATACACGCCTTTTTCAAGGTCTGCAATGGTGTAGTATTCCAGTGTAAGCTTTGTTGTATAAGTTACGCTTTCTGTGTATGCAGCATATACATCCATATCTCTGTCAACCGCATCAAGCCCAGCCGGACTGTCTGTTAAGCAGTCTCTCCATTCAAAAAAGGCGTATGAAATAACTGATGTATCAGTTACCGTATCACTTCTCTTAGGAGATTCTGGAAGTGTAACAGCTCCCTCTGGCAGCACTTCTTCTGAATACAGAACAGTGCTTTTATCATAATCATAGAACCTTACCGTATATTTTACCGGAGAATATCTTACAGACAGATTTACAAATGATATCAGTTCATCATCCCCTGTCTGCTCCGGTGTATAAGATACTGTTATATCAGGATATTGTGTATACTTATCCGTAAGAATATTGCTTGTATATGAGCCTGTCGTGCCTGCTGTACCGGCAAGCCTGCTTATATCATCATACAGGCTGTTATCCGGCAGATATACTTTCAGTTCTGAATTTCCTGCTCCGCCATTATCCTCCGGTATCGCTGTCTCCCAGAATAAAGCCTTTGATTCAGTTGTCCTTATTTTATATCCGTCTGCTTTTGCACCACGATTCTCACATTTAACAGTTACCGCATAACCAGCGTCCTTATACACTTCTTTTATATCTTCTGTTATCTCCTTTACAAGATTCAGTGAATTAAAGTCTGTGCCATTTGTTAAGAAAACTGTAGGCATCTGCTTGAGCATTGACATTTTATCCATAAGCTGCTGATGAGCATTTTCATCTGTCAGAATCATGTCATTAAGTACCGTTTTACCGCTTACGCTCAAACTGGTAATCCCAGAATTATTCACATAATACCTGCGAGCCTCATCTGAACTACTGGTTACTGTTAATTCATATGATATATTTTTACCGTAGCTTCCCCAGTTGTCATAAGGAAAACCAGGCTGGTTATCTATACTGTCCATCTGTGGCAGATATATTTCAGCATTGATTTTCTTTAGACCCCTGAAAGCGTCAATCAAGCCTTCAGAAATGGAATAATTATTTATGCCTGCCCCTTTAAGGTCATTAATATTTCGTATGTTAATCGGATTATCTTCATAAACTTTTTCCGCTGAGCGACAACCCATAAACATTCTCACACCCGCAATAACCGTATCCGGTATGACTGGAAGCTCTGTCATGGCATAGCAGTTATAAAAGCTGTAATAAAGGTTATGAATTTCTGTCTCTTGGAAAATAACCGGACATAATTCCATAGAATTGCATTTTTCAAATGTTTCCATAAGGTTTTTACATGTCTTAGGAATCACCAGCCTGTGTGACGGATTGAGGTTAATATCATTTCTAAAAGCAGAATTCATATTAATTACTCCGTCCGGAATCTGTGGGACATCAACTAAAGATTTACAGCCCTGAAATGTCTTTCCCATATCCTTAAGCTTTGATGGGAGGTTTGTAATGCTTACAAGGTTTTTGCAATCCCTGAATGTATTTTCCATCTTTACTACATCATCAGGAATGTTTTCTACTTTTTCAAGAGAAGTGCATCCGGCAAACATGGCTTTCATGTTCTGACCTTCAACTGTCTCTACTGTACTGTTGCCATACATATCAAGCACCCCTGGTTCGTCAAGTGCATTGTATACAGTAGAGTCAGCTATTGACTTTATACTGCCATCTACGCTGCTGTAATCGTTAAGGGTATCTGCACACACTACAATATCTTTGGATGTATCACTGCCAATTTTAACCCCATCAAGAAACTTTACTGATTTTATCTTTGTATTATTTACAAACGGTCCATCTGCATCATATACTTCTGAATTTTCCCAGTCATCTGTATCATAATCTCCGTCATTATAATATTCCGTTTTGTACTGCGTAATCTTCATATGGGTATTATAGACTGTTCCTGCAATGGAATATTGGGGATCCGGAGTGGCGACCTCCACCGGATCTTCCACGCCGTCTATCTCACCCTTGGCCTGCTGCGGGGAAAGGCACACGCCCCCGACTACTGCCGCCCGGTCGAATACCGTATCGCCGGGAAAGCCTGCCACATCGGCCTGCCATAACAGCACATTGCCGTCGGCAGTGCTGTTGCGGATTCCTGCCACTCCCAGCTTGTCCGCAACCTCTCTCGTCACTTTGATATAAAATGCCATACTGCTATCGATTAATGGTTAAACATCCCTTTTCCTTGCCACTATAAACTTACCGCTGTCATCCGTCACGTACTTGCCGTCAGATGTCACCACCGCCGCATACGGGCCCTTGTCAATCACCTTCAGCTGTAGCATCATGCCGTCGGTGCATGGGATGGAGGGCGAGTACCCGGCAGCGGCCAGCACGTATGAGGAGGCGCCGGCCGCCTTCGTGTACCATTCGCACTCAAGGATGGCCTGGGGATTGGGGACAATCCCTGCCGTATCACGGATGACCGGTTTCGGGTATATCATCTTGGTTCCGTCTGCCACCTGCTGCGGAAATCCCTCCCAGTCAATCTCGATGGCGGGAATACGCCTGCGGATGGTGGTGGAGACATAGTCTATGTCACTGTCCGGCTTGGATGAAGGAGCACCGTCCTTCGAGTACGATGCTTTCACGACGTAGGTCTGTTCGTGGCCGATATAGTCCCGGTCTATGGTAAGCACGTTCTTTGTCAGTGATACGAACTCCCAGTCATTGTCGCCGTTACCGTCGGTAATCTGCTCCAGTGCGCCCGTATTCAGCTTCCGATAGAAGAAGAACTTGCACTTGTTGGTTGCTGTGACATCTACATCACCGACAAGCAGTCTGGCGGTGATGGCCTGCCTGGCAATGTCCCGACACGGGTTCCAGTCAAGTGCCGACGGAGAGTCGACCATCAGCTTAGGCTGTGCTTCGCTGCCATCTACGGCGCGAACAAGACGGCTGAAATGGTAGACGTGCGTCTGTCCGGTACGCTTCGCATCGACATACTCGGCGTAGAACTCCAGTGTTACCGGACTGCCGGGAACGGTATTCTTTTTCACTTGTATCTTACCCTTCTCGGCTCCGGTCTCGGTAATGACATAGCTCTTGTTGGCAGATGTAATCAATGTCCGCACACCGTTCAAGCGCTCGTACCACTTCATGTTCGTAAGCGAGGCGTTGACCGCACCCACCTTGACCACCGCATCCGGGTCGGTGGCATTGCACCGGGGGAACAGCGTCAGGGGGGTAAGCGTGTAGTCCGGAGTGTACTCGGCCTTGTCAGCCTGGTACACCTGCACGTCCGGCACGCTGCCGACAACCTCTATCCCGCCGCTGGTCTGGAGAGGGCGGTAGTTGACCTCTATCTTCTTCTGTATAGTCTGCATAATTAGAAAGTTATATAATTCATTGTCTCATAATTGTTCTGCCCGTCACGCAGCAGCACCCTTGCGATAAACTTGCACCCGGTCATGTTCATATAGTCGGGACCGAGGTCATTGACCGTCAGCGGCAGCGACTTGCCGGTTTCCGCGTGTGCGACCGCCCAGGCGTTGTCCTCGGTGACGTTGCCCGTGTCGCGCGTCCACTCCACATCAGCGTCAAGGATATGCGCCGTCACGTCACGGTTGTACAGCTCACCGGTAATGGTGAGGGTGGTCGCAAAACGCTCCGCATCGAAGTACCAGCCGTTGCTGCTCTCAATGTCGATGCTGAAATCCGGATTGCCCTCGATCATTGCCCAGGATGCGGAACCGTATTGGGGTTCGTCCGTGGTGCCCGTCACCAGGCACATCCACTTGCAGCCATAATGATACACCGCATCGTAGGTTTCTTTTTCTGACTTATACGGGTCACTAACCGCTTCGCTTGCACTCCATTTCCCGCGGTTGTTCTCGTTGCGGATTGGGGTGCCTTGGTAATCTATACGTAGGATGTCCTGTAAGGCAATACCACGGCAATAGATATAACTATGGCGGTAATTTATAGGCAGGTTGTCAAACAGTGACAACTGTTTTAACTTGCCTATGATGATGGCATAGTTATTCTCTTCCAGTATGGGTTTCGTTACGCCATCGAGCATGCAGATACACTTCTCACGAGAAGACAGATACCAATAACCCTGCCGTTCCTCATCCACCGGGTTGCCACGGTGTGATAATATCATCAACGGCTCAGGAGGATAATTCTTGCCACCCGGCACCTCGCTATCAGGGTACATCACAGCGTTGAGCATATTGGCTGAGATGTCAACATGCAAGACACGTAGCCAGGAGGTATAATACTTGCCGCCACCTGATGTAAGGTCATTGACAACACCATATACAACATCGTTTTCTGCCAGTGCAGTAAAGTCGTTATCCCACCGCTTCTTCATCTTCAGGCTGTATGTGCCGTCTTCAAGCTGCGATACACTTTCGATAGTACCGGACTCGGAGAAGGAATAGTCGCTCTCCATGGCAGAGAGACGGTTGAAGATAAGTTCAAGGACAGTAAGGGAATCGCGGACTTCAAGGCGTTCAAACTGCGCGCGGCCGTCAGGGAATATTCCGGCACCCTTGCCTGCGACCATAGAGTCGATAAACTCGCCGAACTTCAACAGAAAATTTGTGCCGTCCTCTTTATCCTTATGCAGAAATATTTTATCTATTTCTTTTAAAATATCCTTTATAATCTGCTTATCCGTATCAGACAATTCCTTCAAGGCATCCGCTATGCGCTTAAAGTTTCGTTCCCACTTTAAGCGAACATCGCGCCCGGTATCATTCGAGCCATTCCAAGGTACTATATTTTCAAACTTGGTATCCATCAACCCAATTCAAGTTCATTATCATTAAAAGACAGCAATAGAGGCTGCCAGCACACGCCATATTCCATGGTATCCAGATTGATAAAATTCAGCATATAATCAGCAAACCTATTGTTCTCTTTATGGCTCTGCTTACGCAGACGTGCATTGTTCACCGTTATGACCCCATCGCTTTTGCGACGCTCATAACTATAACTCATGAAAGAAAAAGAAAAGCTTTTTCCTTCGGAGGACAACTGCCTCATTTCATCTATTGCCTGGAATACATTCATGCTGCAAAATTATCTGTACCGGTACCATAAAAAAAGGACACTACCTACTGACATTGCCCTCCAGGACTTCGAGCCTTTTTATACCATCCCTCACCTTACGGGAGTCAACCACCAATTCTTTTTTTGCGAGAATTTCGAGCAACTCATTGTTGCGAGCCAACAACCTCACTACCTGCGAGCGTTGTTCCGGTGTCAAGCCAGACAAGACGTTACCTTTGTCGGACGACAATGCCATAGAGTAATCACTCGTATCAACATAACCACCGCCATACTTGCCGCTGCGTGTACGAACCTGCTCCAATATCTGCGTCGTATTGAGCATACGGATAGTCCCGTTTTTCTGTGCAATGTCAAATACATCCAAGAACTGGCGCACATGCGGATTGGCCACACCTTCATGGTTGGCCACAAACTCATTCTTATGTACCGGAATAACACCAGCCACATCATCTGGATTGCCGTTCTTGGTATAGCCCTCCACATACTCATCCACATAACCACCGGATTTCAGTCCCTTCGCTTCATCACGCTGCTGCTTGGCAACGGCAATCTGTGCAGCACCACTGGCAATGGCTGCCGCAGCAGCAACGGCTCCCAATGCCGGCCCAACAATGGGGATACCGGCCATAGCCTTGTATGCCTCCATAGCGGCAACCGCAGTACTGGCAGTCACTTGAAGGACAGAGGCGGCAAACTGTTTGTCGGCATACTTCTTTTTAACCTGGTTGATGGCTTCTTCCTTCTCCTCCTCAAGCTTCGTGGTATCTTTACCGGCTTTCTTGGCCGCCTTAATCTCTTTATCATATTTTCGGGTAACTTTGCTGACCTCCGCATCCTGCAAAGCACTTACCACCTGACTGGCAGCAGATGCGGCCTGACCAATGACGTCGAATGCCGCTCTCGCCGTATCTTCCCGTAACTGTTCCTGCTCTTCTGCAATACGGGTCTTCTCTGCCTGGTATTCTTCATATGTTATCAAATCGGCATCATACATCGCTTGAAGAATATCGTTTTTCTGAAAAAACGAGGAAGCGGAATCCATATCCATGAATCCTTGTTCACGGCGGCTGTCCTTTTCCTCTTTTTGAGAGGAAAGCCCCATATCCAGCAGCTTGTCATCGACGGCTGTAGTATCATCTCCATATTGCAACTGCATGACACGTTTCTGCTTCAGGTAATCGCGTTCAGCTTCGAGCAATTTCTTGCGATACTCCTCTTCGGAACGAATATCCCCATCAAGGTAGGCTTGTTTTATCTGCTGCCAGTCTGACTTATATGATGAATCAAGGGCAGCAAAGGCCCCCTGCTTTTCCTTACCTTCAGCTTCATTCTTAGCCTTATCAATACGGGCAGCTTCAGCTATCATCTTGTCATAAATCTGCCCTTGTATATCTGATGTATCCTTGCCATAAGCCTCCAGCAAAGCTTTCCTCTCCAGCAGAAATTTCATTTCAGAATCCTGCAAGGCCTGGTTGTATTCATCTTCGGTGTGCTGCCTATTCAGATATTCTTCCTTCCACAAATTCTGCTCGACCAGCATTGCCTGCTTCAGCTTCTCTTCACGGGCCTTCAGTTCTTTGTCAAGGCCATTTTCATCTACTCCATTGCTGTTTCCTTCTGGCACCGGATTATCTACTTCTTGTTCGGGCAACTTTGCAAGAATCGCTTCCAATTCCTTTTTCTTCACAGCATAGCTGCCATATAATTTTAAGCGTTCTTGCAGTTGATGTTTTAACCCACCGATAACCGCCTTTTCCAAAGACTTGTCATCGCCAATCCATTTCATCTTTTCTGCCTTTTGTTCCTGGAACCATTTACGGTGAATCGCCATCTCTTCAGCCATGCGGTCCTTAAGTTCGCTGATGGCTGCTTCAGTCTCGCTCCGTGTACGTTGCTTCTGGTCATCATCCAGCAAATCCATATTATCGGCTTTGCTTTTTATACCAGCAATACGTCCCATCAGCGTTTCATAGCGCTCCATTTTGGCATTCAAGGCTTCCTGAGCCTCTGTCGCCTCATTTGTCCTGGTTTTGAATATAGCCAGATATGATACGACACCAGCCAATACCGAAGCTACAAGTCCCAACGGATTAGCCTTCAATGTCTTGTTAAACAATGACGCTGCGGCAGTAGCGCCTTTGGTTATAGTGGTCCACAAGCTTTTGGCCATAGTGTCTGCCTTTACGACCAATGTATAGGCAGCAACAGCAGCCGAGGCTGCAACAATGGCCCCCTTGTACTTCCATAAGATGGAAATCATAGTTCCCAATCCCTTCACCGTCAGACCGCCCGTCGTTATCATGTACTTCATCACCGGCTGGAGCTTTTCACCCAGCTCCACCCGTATATCTTTGAAGTTATTCTTCGCCTTATCCAACCCCGCCTGAACCGTATTGTTCTGTACATTGACCTCTTTAATGATGCTGGTACCGTCGCGATACGCATCATTAGCCAATCTTTGCGCTTTACGAATATCATCTATCTTGCCGGCCATCGTGCTGATGACACCGGAAGCCCGGACACCATCCAGCCCCATCTCCTTGAACATAGGTGCCAGCTGGTCAAGTCCTCCTTTCTTATTCAATGTATCCAGGAACTGAAGTATCGCCTCGTTCGCATCCTTTTTGATAAGAGAGGTGAAGTCCTCCACGCTCTGCCCTGCAATCTTGGCAAACTTGGCTGGCTCCTGGTACATCTTCATCATCAGCGTCTGGAAAGCCGTCGCCGCCATCTCCTGCTGCTGCATGTTCTGGTCAAGTACAGAGGCATATCCCAGAATGTCACCCTGAGCAACCTTCGCCTGATTCGCTGCCCCTGCCACGCGAGCAGTAAATCCTACCAGGTATGCTTCTGCCGCACTGGAGTTCTGTGCCACCTCATTAATGGCGCTACCGGTAGCCAACATCGCCCCACGCAACCCAAGTTTCTGGTCCTCACCGAACATCTGTGCCAACTTGCCGATGTTCTTCACCGCATCATCCCCCAAATCCTCACCCAGTGCCACATTAATCTTATCGGCCGCATCGACAAACTCCAATACATCCTTCTTCCCGGTAATCCCCAAACGACCAGCATCACCGGCCAGAGCATTCAGCTTCTCACGCGCTGTACGGGTATCCATTTCCTTGAACTCTTCATTCAGTCCCTTGACTTCATCCCGGGTCATACCGGTGTACTTGATAACTTGCGCTTCGGCTTCCTCCATCTCCGCATATTCATCCACACATTTGCGGGCAGTCAAGGCCACCCCGGTAAGAGCCCCGACAACTCCTGCCCCCATAGCTGCATACCTATTAACCCCATCAGCCATTTTGGAAAGAGAAAAACGGGTATCACGTGCCTGCACCTCCACCTCTTTCATCCGTTGCCTGGTCAGCAGATAATCAGCCCGTAGCGCTTTCCATTTCTCCGTGCCGGGAGTAGCATTATCCATCTGCCTCTTGAGGGAAGCCGCAGCCTTGCGCAATTCCGAGTAAGACAATGCAGTCTTTCCAGCCTCTATACGTTGAACGGCGAGCGCGGCATTCAGTTTATCCAGATTCTCTTTCTGCTCCTTGTATTCCGCTGAATTCTCCTTCCCTTCTGCCCGCAGTTTCGCCATTTCAGCCTTGACAGCATCAATCTGCCGTTTGGTCTCGTCAAACTTCGCTTTCGCCTCCGAATTATCAATCCGGATTGCCATTCTAAAGTCTTGTATGTTAACCGCCATATCTTTACCTATTAATCCAGGACAAAGGTATCTTCAAGCGTCACCTTGAAAAAGGACATGAAAAAGCCCGGCAATCCATCACGGACTACCAGGCCAGCACTTATGAACAAAAAGTGTTATCCGTCAAGCCAACGGCCATTATCCAGCCACACCCCTCCGTCACGCCAACGGCCATCAGCCAATATCCACCGGACATCAGCCTCAGTATCGCTGATACGGATGGGATAGAACGTACCGGTCCAGGCTCCCTTACGACCGAACGCATCCAATGTGAATTCCATCTCCTTGCAGACATATCGCTTGTTGCGTATCTCAAACACTTGGTGAGCGGCATATACATTCGGGTCATGGCTCTGGACCTTCACCGCTTTGGTGTAGTCAATATCATAGTTAGTCTGATACAGCAACCCGTCAAGCACATTCAGGCACAAACTTGCCCCAATACTGTTTGTCCTAACATATTGCCACCAAGACTCATCTCTGGATGTATGGTTTTTCGTATATTCATCTATATAAGGAACCGGATATTTCATAGAGACGCCATTGTACACGACACTTAAGCCTTGCAATCCCGTATAGAGTGCCAGGCAGATACCACGTTTTGATTCCGTTTCTTCTCCTCCGCCATTCTGAATTTGCTCTTCAATACTCAGTGCCGGTTCTGTTTTATCCGCATTACCATTACCGGATAAGGAAGGAAGATAAATCCAAAGAGTAGTGTCCTCTCCCCTTCCTCCACCGCCGTAATAGTTGATTCCAACACTTTGAAAAGCTGTGGGAACCATCTCCAGTTCTACGGTATTGGAAACACCTTCGCGTTCAATGCCGGCAAATCTATCCACCATGACAAACACCGGAGATGAACGTCTTCCATCCTCATCCACCCAGTCACGCAGATACACATATTCCTTGCCATCAGCCTCGTGTGTATAGATAGTATCCGGCTTTTTATGGGATTCGTCACTGAACCATCCCGTAATGCTTCGCATGTCGGTCGGTATATCCTCCGGGATATTCTCTCTCTTCGCCCCTTTTTTAACCGCCTCCGGCAAAACATTCCATCTCCAGAACTCGGAATCCTCCACCTTATATGCTACATTCGAGAAAGCAGGATCTTCAATATCCGGCTCTTCAACCTCCACCTCATACACATCCTCTACATTCTGCACATGTACGGAAGTACCTCCGGTAAAATAGTTCCCTCTCAGCAACAGCCTGGCCGTACGCTTGCGGTTGTCAACCAGAAATACAGCATTGAACAACCGCTCCACCTGCTCAAGGAAATCCTTCACGCTCCAGCCCGGCAACATCTTGTTCCACAATACCGTCGGTACCGTATGACAGATATACACATCCTTATATACCGTATTCTCCAATTGGTTCTCCGTCAACCCATATCCGAGTGCCCTCATCAGCTCCTTGATGTAAGCGCACAAATAAGGCTGCGGTGTCACATCGAACATATCATCCGTACCCAAATTCCGGTTATCTGCACCTGCCTCTGCCTTGACACACCACTGGTTGTGTATATTGCCAGTATCCTGGTCAAGTACCGGCGCCAGACAATACTCCACTTCCGGATAGGTTTTCTCAATATGGGGAAACATATCCGTCGTCAGTACATCCGTCCGCTTCATTTCCAGAGTTCCAATCAGCAAGTCACCGCCGACAAAATAATTCAGTTCGGAATTGCCGCTCGCAATCTGGAGCGATACCGTATCATCGGTCCAACCGGTAATAATCTCCGTACCGTTGCAATACACCCTATTGTCAGCTACCAATATGGCAGCGCGTTTGGTTTTCACCTCCTGCACGCTGTTCAACCGGTTCAAATGCGCATACAGTTCCGCATTGGTAGCATTAGTCAGCTGCAATGTTATCTCGTAGGTATATTCTCCATTCTTGGTAATCAACGGATTCTCACGTTTCACTTGAATGGAAAAATCCTTCGGAAGTACGGCTTGCACACCGTCAATAAACAATTCAGTCATAATCAACCAAGTTAAGTCCTATACTCATTCCGTTCCAGCCGCCGAACACATCGTACTCCCACTCCACTGTCATACTCTCTGCCCCCTCCACTTCTCCACAAAAGAAATCCATCTCCCGGAGTTTGGTTTTAAGCAGTTGCATGACCTGCTGGATGCGTGCATAATGCAGCAGTTCCTCTTCGTCGGTCTCCTGACCCGACGGAACCTTCTCAATCAGGAACAGCAACAAGCTATTCCGTTCCCGATAATTATCCTCATTGCCCTGCGACACTGCATCCGGGTAGTTGGCACACAGCATCAACCCCGTACAGTCTCTCAATTTCTTGACAAGATGCTTTTCGCTGACGGCAATCACTGTCCCGTCAATCTTTGTCCGGCTGACCTTATTGACGCGCTCTTTCAGTTCTATCAGCATCTCCCTATATCTCTGTATATTTATCATAGCCCTATCAAATTATTCTGTTCAGGATTCGCCATGGTGAAGCTGAACTCCACCGCCTTCAAGACGCTACGCCTGAAGGAGCGTTCAAACTTCTGTTTCGTAATCACAATAGGCAGCCATTCGCCATCCACAAGAATCTCCACCTCTTGTGCGTTCAGCATGTTGTGCCATAATTTATAATCACTCTGCAACATGATGCTGCCGGAGTTGACCGTGTATTCATCAGTAACCTTGACACCGAACTTGCGTTGTACCCCGTACATGGCTGCTGCATCACTCTCATTATTTCCGGTCAGTTTCAGTTCACCGGTAGCCGTTAAAGTCTCAGGCATGTCATACACATTCTTGAAACGGAAACACCATACATCCACATACCTTGTACCATCAACGTAAAACTGCATGGAGCCTCCGAGCATGGCCACCGTATAACTGGCTATGTCCGATTTGGAAAATCCGGGAAGCACAGTATCCGGACTCACATCCACCGTGAAAGGCTCCGAAGAAGATACCGGGAATGATTTGCTCTCCTGGCTGCCGTCATTGAAAAAAGCCGTTATGTCATATCCTCCATTCTGCGGATAACCACTCACATACTCTTTGGCCCCCATACGTGTCACCTTGGCAGCCACCTCACTCAGTATTCCCGGAGAAGCGGCATCCTTCCGGGTCTGCATCCGGCTGAACATCACGTAGCTCTGCGCGTCTTCTGTCTCGTTGATAAGGAAGGTGAACGTCCCCGAAGCGGTGCTCTGCGGTGCATAGTCCAGACACCACACGCCCCACAATGCCAATTCGCAGAACTTGCCCAGCCCTCGGATTCGCACCTGGTTGTCGGCATCCGGTACATATTCTTCATCAAGTATCTTTTTACCGCCATATTTTATGGCAAAGGCTATGGTCACATCCGTGTCAATGATGTAGTCCTGCATGGTGGCGCAAAACTCCCGTGCCCTGGGTCTCTGTATTACATTCATAAACGACAATATTTGTTTCTACGGTCATTTTTCGGCAGCAGCTCGTAATCGGTCATACTACCGTCACGCGCCCGCTTCATCTCATCTATCCAAGTGGCAGCATCGTCTGCCATCCATCCGGCCACACGCTCCACATCATCGAGCGATGCCGGTTCACTTGCATTCATACCGCTTTCCACCACAAACCTGCGGATCACTCCCCCCGGTATCGCTCCCAGAGACAAGCGACGAAGCGCCATACTCATGGCCAGTAACGCCACCGCCTTGCATGCTGCGAAATGCGCGTCCGTCTCCGGTACCGAGCTTTCTGCAAGCAGTGCCTCCCAACCGGCACCGTATGCCCGCTTCACCGTCAACTGCTGGGCTTCTCTGATGAAAGGCAGAAGCAGCAGGAACATACGCTCACTCTTATTTATCGGGAAATAGGTATCGAAAGAACCCCCATTACGGATTATCAACATCTGAGCAGACTTATACATGTCGCTATCCGTCCACTCTTTCAGTTCCTTGTCATTCAGATAACGAATCAGCACATCTACCGCCTTGTAGTATTCTTCGAGATGTAGCGCGTCATCACGGTCCAACTGCCACTCCCAGGGTAGTTTTTCGCTGCCATCGGTAGCCACCTTGAACTTGCGCCCGTCATCCTCATGGCTGAGGTCATTCTTCTGATACAGCCGCAATGTGGCCAACAGCGCAATCGGCCGTTGCACCTTGCGTACAATCCCGGTATCAGTACCCTCTTTCTCCGGATTGAGATAATAGTTCTCTGCCAGTTCTATCACCTTGCTACCGACCAACTGCGCCAGTTCTTCAGTAGCCAGCTCTATCTCACCGATAACCTTGGTGAAATCATTGTTAGCGTAATAGTTGGCGGTCAACTCACGCAATTCTTTGGCACCTTGGCCGTCTTTGTTGAATATCATAACATCATTTTTTTAGATTCCTCATCAGTTCGTCTGCCCGCTGCCTGTCATCGAGCAACTTCATCATCACACGCAGCAGCAGCGTATCATCGGTAGCCCTCGCATTGCCGAACACTCCGCTTTCGGCCACAGAAAAGAGTATCGAGTTCATGCCCAGGCTCTGCACATCATTCTGCCGGGCATCCTTGTCCCTTCCACGGGAAAATACCGGTCCGAAGCACAGTTCCAGTCCGTCAATGATGAAAGTTCCGGAAAACAAGTATTCACAGAAGTAGGAGAACCAAGCATAAATCCCCCATCTCATCCACACCGGCATGTGCTCCACAAGCCCCATGTATCTGCCCATATATTGTTCACGAAAGGGTTCACGCTCTACACAGCCTTTTTTCTCCACCGGAGGACGATAAAGGATGGCACACAATGCCTGCAAGTCTACCGGGTCATGCCCGACATTATACCTATTGACCGCAGCCACCGCATGACGAAACTCACCAAAAGCCAAATCCGCCCCATGACTCATCGGACCGCGCAGATAGCGCCATTCCGGTATCAGATTCACAGTCGAGTCATACGCCAGTACCACAGCGTCTCCCTCCATTCTCCACATCCATGCCAATGTCTCTGCCAGATGGTCTACCAGCAGCATATCCTGCACCTTTGAACGGAAGACATATCCCCTATTCTTCAGTACATACGCACACCACTCGCGCTTCACGTCCAGCAAGCTGATGCCCGGTTTCGTCATCAGCTTCTCCCGGTTCTTCAGCAGGTGCAGCCACTCCAACGGCTTCACCTCCTCCCAGCAGTCCGGGAATTCAATATCCTTCTGTCTCATGCCTATACTTGTTTTGCCGCCCTGTCCGGCGTCGATACATTCTCTTCCTTGTTGATAACCTTCCGGTAAATACCGAGGAAAATCCCCTTCTTATGCGGGAAATTAATACGGATGGCATCATTGATTGCCTCCAGTACGATATCCTCGGGAATCTGCGTATCAGCCCCGTAGAATATCTTCAATGCATAGAGCATCTGGCTGCCGCTGTCACTCTTGCCGTCAATGATGATGTTGGCCAATGCCGGAGAAAGTCCGAAACCGCTGGTAGTGGAACTGTCCGCTATGCGTGAAATCTTCGCCTGCGCCTCGATGTACTTGTCGATGTTCATCTCGATAGGCTCTATCTTCCAGCTCTGAGCATTACCGTCGGCATCCACGAAGTCGACACAGCTGAAGAACTTGCCGGCATTCTTCTTGCCAGCCATCACATTGGCAATGGTTTCGGTCAGTTCATCCTTCAGCCGCTCCATTTCCTTCTGAATCTTCGTCTCATCCCAATCCTCGTGCATGGCCATAATCAGCTCATGTTTCTGGTTCCAGTACTCCTGCGGAGAATGCACCACATACGCGGCTGCAATCATGTTCTCATTCAGGTGCTTGATGATTTCCGGAAGGTTGTTCGCATTCTCCAGCCAGGGAACTGACCCATAGAAGCAGGAAATCGCATACATACTGCGGCCAAAACTCCGCATGCAATGGTATTTAATGGCAGTTTCGTGCCGGGTCGGATTCCATTTGTCAAAAGCCGGGTACTTGCGGAACGTGCGGCTCTTGAAGGAATCAAAATCACCAGTGAGGTATTCCGTAACATCCTCAAGCCTACGGCTGTCATTCTCCGGCCACACCAGACGGCTTTCTTCGCTGTGCAGTGACTCCAATCGCTGCACCCATGGGCGGCCGATACGCACTCCCTTGCCCATATAATACTTGGTGAAATGCCCGTTCATGTGCGTGTATTCAACCAAGTTGTCACGTATATACCCTTTGTAGTCCCAGCTATCCAGCCATTCCTGAATCTCGGCATCCTCCATCCATTCCTGGATGCGTTCGTTATTCTCAATCTTCACCCGGTAAAGCATCGGCCCCTGACCATACAGCAACCCCACCTTACGGTCCAGAATACCGGGACCCAGGTTGTTCTTCTCCAGCAAGTCACGGATGGCATTCGGCATATTGTTGTCCGGGCCCCATGGAACTACACGTACACCGGCCACCGATACCGGGTCACCGTCCCAGTCCTGCGAGCCAGCATTAAAGAACTGGCTCATGCTCTGGCTCCAGTTCATGTTAATGGCATATTGCCCGGCAGCCGTATCCACAAAACTGAAACTGCCTATCTTCTTTATCTCACTCATAACTATATATTGATATAAATTCTCGTTGTATTAATGAACAGCGAACCGCAATAATCCACCACTATCTGCTGAAGTTCCGGTATATGCTGTTCAATCACGGGATTAAACCAAGGTTTCGGCTTCCGGTTCCAATCCTTGTTGCTTTTCTTGGTGATTACCCGTGTACCGCCCTCCATATTATATCCACGGCCTACACCCAGATGAACATAAAGCCCATCGGCATTGAATCCGAAGCCGATGCTCGTAATCTCCTCGCCTTTAGCCGGCACCTTGCCCCAATGCCGGTAATTCTGCCTAATGGATGCCGAAAGCTTTTTATCCTCATCAATCCATTTCGATACGCTCGCCTGCAACGCCTCGTTCACTTTCTTTCCCCAGGCACGTATCCGACGATTGAATGCCGCAACCGCTTTCGCATCCTGCTGCCGTTCGAACTGCTGCGTAATGCCGGTATCACCCTCTATCGTGATATCCAGCGGAAACCTATCAGCCAGCCGGTTCTTCTTGTTCCACCAGCTGCTGCGGTTATTATTTTGCGATAATCGTTCTGCATGTGCTCCCATGCAGCAAAAGTAGCCCAGACTGTATCTTTGAAAAAGGACACAAAAAAAGAGGTCTCCCAAAAGGAAACCTCTCTCACTTCATCACAAAGATGCTGTCAAACAATAACAGTGAAATGAAGCTATATCAAAGCACCGATACGCTTGCAAGTTCATCCGCAAAACTATGCAACGCTTTCTCAATGCGTTGTTTTTGTTGAATGCGCGGTTTTGAACGCCCGTGCATATATGCCCACAGTTGTTTTTGATGGATACCGGTCAATCTCTCCAATCCGGCAAGTGACAACATGCTGCCGTAGTGAAGCAATAAGCTCTGTATATCATAATGCCATATCAATGTATATTCCCCTTTTATTTGTTCCGGCCAACGCTCTTCAGGAAGATTTTTTTTAATCAAAGCAATGGCGACTTCCACATCCTTCTTGCACTCTTCTACGGTATCTCCAGCCGCATAGATGCCCTCACAATTTTCTGAATAAGCCCCAAAACTATCAGGACTTGCACAAATGTTCATAATAATCTTTTCCATGATTCAATGATTCTATTTGGATTAAAAGGGATGGGGATTATACCCCCATCGCCCTTGCTATTTTTCTTCTTAACGGTTCGGGAAACTCTTTGGCTCCGTGATAGGGAACCGGCTCCGAAAGCTTCCCATTCTTTGTGTAGAAGTAATGACTACCTTCTGCGTGACTGAACTTCCAGCCTGCCGCAATGATTTTCCGATGAAACTCTGAATACTTCATTTCTGACTTATATTATTGTTTGACTCTGCAAATATAGAAATATTTCTATTAATCGCAAAGAAATAGCAGAAATATTTCTATTAATATATAAAAAAACCGGCTATCCATCACAGACCACCGGCTTCTCAAATGTACAAAAAAATGTTTCTTAGAAAATATCCTCTACGGCAAAGTTATCCAGACCGCCATCCTCATGTGTCAGATTCTTGCCATCGGCATCTGTATTCGAACATATATGGCGCACGATGTAATCCTCTTCGCTCATGCCTCCAGTCAGAACCGATAAGGCATCCTCTCGAGAATAATATATCAAAGCCTTGACACTATAATGAATATATTTTTTCCCACACGGAAACAACACACAGATATCATCATCCGAAGGTTCTATACCCAATTCAGACCGTATTTCTTCAATCTGTTGGAACAATGGCTTCAACCCAGCTGATACCGGGACCTCAAGCTGATATTCCATCCGGTATATATTCTTGCTATTCTTTGCAGCCTCGTTCATTGCTCCCCCCTTTCTCTTCTTTCTCAATATATTCATTCAAGAACTTGGCAAGGGTTTTGAGTTCTTCCAGTGTTATGTCGCTCGACTGACATTCAAGATTGTATATTGATTCTTTTGCTCCATTGCTGCTGACAGCTACGGTTTTCATAATCCAAGTCTCTTTCATACCTCACCCCCTTTCCGGCACTTCTTTGCCTTATAAACGCACAATGCAACGGCGATGACCAGCGGTGGGAACACCAGGCTGGCGCACGTCCAGCCGATGGCACGGAAATACCATTTGTCTGCTTCGGTCTTGACTTCGCAGTCGGGAGCCAAAGCGCGGTAGTACTTGCGCTGGAGGTTATTCACTTGCTCGGTAAGAGCATTGACAGATTCGCCCACGGATGTGCGTGGAGCAGGTACGGACTGCGTACCGATAGTTAGTTCTTTCATACAGCCTGCTCCTTTGAAAATTGATAACCTACAAATTCGACCACAGAAATACGACCTTTGGCAAAACAATTATGCGCCATAACTTCATTCCAATGATAAGAGGCACCATCGTCAAGAACAACTACAGTCTCATCCAAACGGGCAGAGACACAACTGAGTAAGTCGAAGACAGACTGACTCAAAGACTCCAAGCTATCATATTCTACAGAATACGATTTTCTTTTTCCAGATACGGAAAGAGTGACTTTTGATTTTTTCATATACGAACACTTGTGTTAGCAATGGCAGAAAAAAGAACGGCTACCAAACCCGTTGCTAACACAAGTGATTCAACCCCGCCGAAGCGTGAGGAACAAATGTCGGGAATGATAGCCGTATAAGTATATATGCATACTTTACGCAATGTCTTCTTGTTCGTATATGGATTTGCTTGAGAAATTTATCTCGGGAGCAAACCGATGGGCATAAAAAAAGCCCAAATTCGTATTTGGACAATATCCGTTGTCCGGTCGGGGTTGAAGTTAAAACAAGTCAACCACTTGTGTTAGCACTGCAAATATGAGGATAATATTTGAAATGGCAAAAGAAAAGCGGAGTTTTTTGTTTCTCCGCTTAATCATATTATTATCTAAACTGTCGACTTGGGCACCATGTACGACCATCATCTAATTTCAAAACAATCTTCCCATCTACCTTACAAAAATTTTCTCCTTCTTTGAATTTATATTTGCTTTCTACCTGAATGCTACTAATAGCTGAATCTATATACTTCTCATACAGCTCCATAGTAACTTCATCACCACATTGTTCACACCTTTCTTTGCAATAATTCAGAATATCACTTTCCGATATAAAATCAAAGTCAAATATAATAGACTTATTACTATTATAATAGTTCTCTATATAAAGAATTGTTTCGTCTTTTTCTCCATTCTGTAGTTTATCCAAAGTTGAATCACTTAATACACAAATATTAGTTTCCGGATATATATCCAAATCTCCTGCTGCCCCCAAATTGCCGGTTATCTGACTAAACAAATCGAAATCACCCTCAAATCCCTTACCGTAATACAATTCTTTTGATGCGATTATGTTGTATCCATTTTCAAAAACAATATGATGCTTTAAGTAATGTTCATACGTCAGAGAGAGCTCTTTTTTAACTTCTTTTTCCGCATGATAACCTTCCCAGTCACCTGCAAAAATAGCATCTATATCCCATTGTGACAGCTTCCGTATATTGAACCCGTCATGGATTAATTTATCCAATTTATTTATTTTAGCCGGACCAGGATCCGAACCCACTAAAACATAATTAGTTTTTTTAGTAATGGCAGTATCTATATCAGCTCCCATCGCTTTTAATTTTTTCGCTATTTCTTTTCTCTCCAAAGAAAATTCACCAGTAATAACTACTTTACGATCATAAAAAGGATTATTAGGGTCAGCTTGAGACAAATCCTTTCTTAGAATATCTCCTTTTAGCATTCTAGCTGCCAACCTCTCATATTTAGGCTTCTTATTTGTAATTAGCGAAAAATCCGGTCTGTTCCCATTTAAATAGTTTAAATAAAAATATGCGCAACATTCAGCATCGAATAAAGCATCATGGTGACCATCCGTTGGCATTCCAAAAGCCTCACATAAATCATGCAATCCAATCCTATTATATAAGTTACACGTACACTCAAACGAAGAGATTCCCATAGGAGGAATACCATAATACAACAAATTACGGTTTAACACATCTTCATCAAATTGTGCATTATGAGCTACGATTGTAGTGTTAATAAAATATTCTTTAATTTCATCCCATACCTTATCAAAGGTAGGGCTGGACTTCGTCTGATCTGGAGTAATATGATGCACAGCTATCGTATTAGCATCATATTTATTATATGGTGGCTGAATCAACCGAACTATTCTATCAACAACAATGCCGTTCTTTACAACGACTATACCTATTTGACAAGCCATTCTATCATTAGTGGCTGTTTCAAAATCTACAGCAGTAAAAGATGTATTCATAGTATTAAAATAGAGTTTACCGTTCACGACGGGCATGCCGCTACTAAGTAAACTCTATCGAATCGCGATCTAAAATATTTTGTTACAACATAATCCGTATGCCCCCGTTTTACATTGTACTATCTTATCATAACCACTTTGCGAATATGAGCATAATATTTGAAAGCACCAAACAAAATGATTATTTTTGCAAGAAACATTTATAACCTTATGTTTGAGAAAGAATTGGAAACCTACCACAAGAATATTGACCGCCTGCGTGAAGAGAATCCATTAGGTGGATTCGTGGTCATCAAGGGAGACGTGATACTCGATGTGTGGCACAGCGACCTTGATGCATTGAAAGAAGGCTTTAAGGCTTTCGGTGAAGAACGCTTCATGATAAAAGACATCAATGAGCGTCCTATAGATATACGTTCATTCGGCAGTGCCGCTTCAAAAATTATACTATGATACACATTCCCCTGCAAAGTGATGACCTGATGGAAGAAGGGATGTGCATGGAAATAGAAATCATGCCCTCCTTTGAATACCTCAAAGAGATGGGATTCCTAAATGTCACACGGTATTGATATTTTAAAAATTTCCTATTCAAACATTTATATGCTATTTTTGCAAAAAACATCCGCTATGAACGAAATAGAACTTCGCAAATACTGTTTGGATAAAGCTATAGAGATACTTGGTTGGTACAAGAACTTCTTTCCCAAGAAGGAGTTGCACCCTCTTATTATCTCGGAAATCCTCTACCGTTACCTTACCACCGGACAAGCTGAGTACTTCGAATTACCCCATGCACGTGGGTAAAGCTACCGTTTTCGCACATACCCCCTCCGTGGTTGAAGGAACGGTAACACGACCAGTCATTCCGCTTTTCGGGCCCCATTCCGTTTGCGAGCGTGCGAGCAAACGGAATGGGTGCGCCCTGCACCCCTCCGTCAAATCAGCCCCTCATCGCCAAAACTGTAATATCCACCATTCGTTATAATCACGTGGTCTATCATTGTGATATTGAATAACCCTGCCGCCTTTTTAAGTTGCTCCGTCAGCCTCTTGTCTTCATTGCTCGGTCGGCTGTTGCCACTCGGATGGTTATGCACCGCTGCGAACTGCACTGCCCCCGTATCAATCAGCACGCGCATAATCAGCCTTATATCCGCTGAAGTCTGGTCAATGCCGCCTACCGATATGCGTACTTTCTTGATAAGCCGTCCGGCTTGGTTTATAGACACGACCCAAAATTCCTCATTCGGCAAATCTCCTATCAACGGCTCCATCAGTTCGTATACGTCTTTGCTCATCCTTATTTGCCTGCGTTCCACCTGCTGCGACAGTTGTCTCTTGTACATCTCCACGGCTGCCACGGCTACCCTCCTGCGTCCAGGAGTCAAAGAGGAAAACAATTTTTCAAGGTCTATCACCTCGTTGCTGCGTTCGATGTCCGAAACAATCTGTCTGTTGTTGCTGATTTCGTAAATCAGTTCGCTGTCGCTCATGTAGCGGCAATCGTTATCAAAAAGAGTATTCATAAGTGTATGAATTAAGTTGTTATAAAAGAATTGTCTTACCTAAGAAATAGCCTCCCAAAACCTCTGCCCCAAGCGTTTCAAGTGCACACGCAAACCGTGCGTAACTATGCCCCTGCGTCAGTATATCATCGAATACAAGGCATTTCTTACCCTTGAAAAAACGCTTATCAAACTTGATGACCTCCACCGTCTGCACCGTCTTGGCCGCTTTCGTCTCATGGATGGCAATCCGTCCACCCTCAATGGTAATTGCTTTGTACGCATTCCTGCACCCCGTCAGCCGTGCCACCTCTTCGGCAAAAGCCTTGTATCTGATTTCGTTCTTCTCTCCGCTACTGGCTGGTATGCAGACCAACGTCACGTTGCAAACCTCCGCACCGAACTGCTCGCGCATCTTCTTCGCTACAAGTTCTGCCACAGACGCACTGCGCTTCCCGTCCTTAAAATCCCATATCATCCTGCGGATAGACCACTCCCGTTTGTTAGCCTCGTACTTGGTAGGCAAGTAGTCAAAGAAGTTAAACATGAATTTAGACCATTGATTTTTCCATGCTTCGGGAATGTTTCTTTTTGCTGCCATAACTGTAAGTTTTTAAATTTTTATTCTGGATTTCTGGAGTCGTCGGGTGGAGCCTTTTTTAATTTTCTCCGTTTCCCGGAACGACTTTTTTTTTATTCCGGCGTGTCTGTATGACGTGCGGTATGGTTGCCTTTTGATGCCGCAATAATTGAGGTGCCGAGGATGACATTCCGCAAGGTTCCGACTAAAACCGAAGGCTTGAATACTACCCGTAGGGCTGGAGATTTTTTAGCGGACAACGCCCGACCTTGCTTGTCAGCCCGGTGCCCTACATTTGCGGACTCAAAAGACTACCTGACCGCATACAGAGATGCAGGAAATGAAAAGGAGTTGCGGAAAAGAAACGGAGGCACGCCAAGCGGAACGCTTACCGCTCTGCCCTTCCTAATGGAGGGGCGTTTCATAAAAACAAACAGAAAGCACCGCTTTCTACCGCTAAGACGCGAAAAATCCCGTTATGCAAGTTTGACATAGGATATACCGCCACCGGCACCTAAACCAGACTTGTATAACGGGATTTTTCGCGCGCCCACCCCGTATCGGGGTGACTTCTTCTCCCAATGGGGCGTTTTTGGGTACAGAAACACCCTAATCAAAAATCCACCTCCTTGAAAACCAAAAAGAAAACCCATCCCTACAACTTCTGTTGTAGGGGTGAATCAGCTTGCTGCCCGAGCCGCGCCGTCGGTGATTTGCGGTCGCAAGCGCCCTTTCTGATTCGGAAATATGACAAAACCTTTACAATTTGTACCCGATGCTCCCAATCCCACCCGCTTCGGCCTCTCCCATAAACGAAAGGCCCTGCCATCCTCACGGACAACAGAGCCAAAGCAAACAGAAAAGAAATGTCACACCGAAGCGGCACCGGACACATTGCGGCCCATCCTCCAGGTGCGGATAATCTCTTTGCGCAGGATGAAATACTTCAAGGCATCAGTCAGGTTGGTGGATTCTTTAGGCAATCTATGTGCAGGCAACTTATCTCCGGTCTTCTGTTTGACTATCACACTGGAGCTGTCCGGCCGGGTAGCTACCTTGGTTTCTGTCACCTCCATTTCCGACTTGAGATTCGGGCAGTTGTGCTGGTCAATCAACAGTGTAAACAACGTGCGCTCCAAGTTACCGCTGAGCAAGTCCATGAAGAACCGGTATTCCAGATTGCTACCGATGTTGCCCTGCCCCAAGCTCATCAGCTGTACCTGCCATCCAGTACGCCTGCCCTCCGCATCCGTCTCGATGTTCTTCTTTATCTGTGTGGCCATATCCGCACCCACCCCCTTGTAGTTGTTCATGGAGCGGTCATAATAAAGCTTCAGTATCTTGCGCTTGTGCGGCTTGAAATAATAGAGGAACTTATCGGCCAGCTCACGCACGGAGTTAGGCGGCAATGTATAGAGTTCTTTGAGTACACGCATCACACGCCCACTACGTTGCCCGAACACCATGGAAAGCATATTGCCGGAATCCATGCCTGCCTCCAACGGTTTATTCTTATCCAGGTACCGGAGCACCGTACAGTCCTGCTCCCACCCGAACGGGTGCTGCTCTATCACTTCATTCAGGAATCCGTCCGCATAGAAGTGCTTCATCGAGAGGTTGCAATAGAACATCTGGCTTGCCTCCAGCTTGGGGATAATGGAAAGGATGTTGCAAAGAATACCTTCCAGCCCTTCAGCGAATTCATCGCTGAACCAGTCTTCACCCAATATATCCACGTTGACATAGGAGGAAGAAATGAAAAAGAAGGATACGCCCCGGCGTGTCTTAATCCAGCGCTCCTCCCAGCGCTTCATATTCTTGCCAGCGAGTTCCATGGAACGTTCTGCTGTATCAAGCTTGGCCTGCAATGAACGATCTTTCCGGAAAGCATCTTTCAGTTCCTTGTACCGCTGCATAGCCGCCACATACTCTTTTTTCGTCTCGTTATAGACAAAGCCGGCCTGCAACATGAGAAGGATTTTCCGCTTGTCATTCTGCTTGGCCAGCTTGAGAATCCAGTCGTATTCACCCAGATGGTTCGGATTCGGCATATCCGTCGTCAGTGTACGGCTGCGGTACCATACGCTATCGCCATATTTGACCCGAAACCCACGCACGGCCTTCAGCAAGTTCGTGAACTTCTCTTCCGGGAAATACTTCACTTCATCACCGAACACCCCCACATAGGAACGACCGGCACCGATGGCCGGACGGTCCAAAGAGATAAAGGTGAAGTTGAAACCGGTGTAGAACACCATGGTATTGCGCCAGTCGGAACATACGTTGTACATGCGGTCGCGCCACTCTTTCGGCGGTTCTTGGTTCATAACATAATGGATGCCCTGCTCCCACCCCAGCTTCGACAATCCGTCCACCAGCGAGGGAACCACATTCTTATGCAAATCGGAATACGTATCGGCCACCCATGCAAACGGTGCACCAGGGCAGTCCTGCGCCACCTCCTGCACCCGTTCAGCCAACACCTGCACCGTTTTGGCTGATGCACGCCCGGCAATCCAATAGAGCGACCAGGGCTGCATCACTGCAATGAGCTGCGCCATCCAGTTGGAATAGCGCACCTCCACATCATCCGATATCTTTAGTTTTTTCTTCCTGGTCATCGAGCATCTCTTCTATATCAACATCAATTATATTGGCATCTCTCTTGAGACGAGTCTTCTCCCGTGCAGAAATATCCTGCATACCGTCAATCTGTGCCGCGAGCAGGTTGCGGTTGGCAGAAGGCAATCCCACCGCATTCGGGTCGAGGTCATAGACCTTGATCGGTTTCTCATCCATCTCCTTCGGCTTTATCGGGTCGGGCTTATCCAACTGCTTGATTCTTGCCGCTTGTACCGTGAGATTGCCGTACACCTCCATATCTTTGGCGCTGGTGGCGTTCTGAAGTACCACCTGGGCCGCCTTCATCAGATTGTCATACATCATGTTACGGTGCGCATCATTCTCGATGGTATCACAAAGGTAGAACAGATTGATAGCCTCACTATACATCTGTCGGGCACGCATCCGTTCCACATTGAACGGTTCGTGCATCAGAAAAGCCACGGCATTATCCTTGCCATATTTACGGTTAATGCCTACCAGTGCATAGAGCACGTTGTAGTAGTCCAGTTCCTCGTCCGTCAACTCCATGGTGCAGCCGGAGGCAAGGTAATCCTGCAAGGTCTCAAAGTAAGATTTATCGAACATCAGCCTATATCGTCATAAAATATCTTGTTAATGGAATTGCGGTACCCGGTCGCCTGACGGAACTTGTCGAACCGCTGTGCCTGGGTCACATTGTCACCGGTCTCCGCACTGGCGGCCATGGCCAGCCCCTCTTTGGCCCGTTGAAGCAGTTGCCCACGTTCATAATGGTACTTCAACGGTGAGCCTACCAAATTGAAGTACCAGAGAAAATCATTCTCCGGTACATGGTAATACATGGCAATCTGCCGCGGCTCATAGCCTATACCTGCCAACCGCTCGAACTCGTCCAGGTCGATACGGTCATACCATGCCGGGCTGTCACGCCACTTAACCAATTCGTCCGCTACGAAACTCATATACTTCTTTGTTTTTAAGGAATACGTATTGTTCTTCCATCGCATTCTCGCCATAATTGCCGGAGCCTTCGACCACAAAGAACCCTGCCGATGTGTCCAGGCAGGTAATCTTTTTGTGGCTCCATGCAAATGAAAGCTCTATCTCTCCATCCTGATGGAGCTGCATCAACCTCTCGTATATCTTCGGCATACGAAACTTGATGGTCTCCGATATATGCAGATGAATACTGCCAATCAACCCTTTTTCACGCCAACGAAGCAACGCGTTGATGATACGCTCGTTGGTGGAATAGGTCGCTATATACAAGTGCCTCACCTGCCCGGCATTCTTAATCAGATAAACAATGAAAGTGAATGCCGTAAAGCTTTTCTTTGTCTCAATGAAAAACGCCTCATTCTCCCGTGGAAGCCGCCCACACAACTCTTTCAAACTGTTCAGCTTGAATGTCAACATGGTTTCAAACCGACGGGAGAAGAGGCGGGCATCAGACATTTCCCTACGCAATTCTTCAAGATTGAAGTAATAGCTCATTCCAATAATCTGTTAATGTCGGCCAGTTCCTTCTCATATCCTGCCAACCGTTCGCGACGGACAACATCCAAATGCGGCTTGTCACCCTTGGCCAACTCAGACTTGACCCGCCAGATATTGTTCTGGACCTGCTGTTGGCGGCGAACCAGTTCCTTAACCGGAAGATGGAGCAACTCACTGCGTCGACGGAACTCCGCAAAAGCCGGATGCTTGCCCAAAAGTGTGTGATGCTCCTTGTAATAGTTCAGCTCCTGCCATATCATACGGTTATCCATGTAGCTGTCAATCACCTGGCGGCTGACATCGGCACACTCCTGCAGGGAGGTACAATCCCTCAGCCTGGCATGTAACCGCACATAGGCATGGTATTTGCTGAACTTGCGGGAAGCGAGTGCCTCCAACTCCATCGGACAATCGGGGGCATTGAGAAACGGAAACTCATCACGGAAAGACTCGGGTCCTTTCCGTGATGACGGTTCCGGCAATGCCCTTCAGCCCTCAAAGTCCGACGGTTCCGAAAACACCCCTTCCAAAAACTTTTCCAACCATGGTGAATACCCTGATACCGCATTGTTCATAAACATCTTGCGGGATAAGAGGTCGAGTACCTTCTTCTCATCCGGCTTTTGTGAAACCACCGGAAGCAACACCTGGTCTGTCGGCCAGTTGAGATATACGGGTTGTGTCGGATAAGGAAGAGAATTATAATAGACGGAAGTAAACAGATAGCCCCCCTCCTCCAGTTCAGGGAATCGCTCGAACATGGCGACCAGACATCCCTTATCCAACAACATGGGTGTGTGCGTACCATAATTCAGACAAGGCAATTGACTCTTTTCCAGCAGTTCCTTCGTCCGCTTCACATTCTCGGCATAAAGCCCTTTGAATCTAAGCGGAACGAGCATTCCATTGACTTTGGGCAGCGCCACATGAGCCAGGTCGATAGGATTCATCACATAGATGTCATCGTTGGTCCAGATGAAACGTCCGGTCACTTCGGGCGATTCCATAGCCACTTTCAGCTTGGCCAGCGTATCAACCTGTGCATTGTCAGAGACGCGATTGTGCTCAATGAAGGTAATCTCTTCGCTGAACCAATCTTCACGGTCACCGATTACCACCACATTGATGCCGAAGCGTACATTCTTCTGCCAGGAACGCAGTGCAAAAAGCAGTTCCTTGCCTTGTGCAAACTCCTTGCAATAAGGAATAACCACTGTCACATGGTCTTGAACCGACCGCGCCGGCGCCGGTTCCTCCACCGCATCCACCGCCTTATCGACGGCCTGCACATCCTTTTGTTCCACACTCTCTTCTACCGGTTTCAGTTCTACGGCCACATCCTCGGTCTTAGCTGTTTTCTTTTTTGTTGCCATAATTTAAAGTTTTTAATACGATACAAAAATATCGTCTCCACATAGTTCGTAAAAGGACACAAAGAGAGGCGAATGCACTGCAAACGCCTCTCTCCAATAACCAACCTTTAAAACAGAAATGAATCAAACTCCTGAACCACCGGAAGAAGACGACGCTTCACCCAATCCCAAAACGGCATTGATTTCTTCGTTGTCCGTAGCCGGTACAAGGCTCTTGGCGATGTGACCGATAGTACCTCCGCGTAAGGAACTTGCCAAATTGATAGTATTCTTGTCACCCTCCTTGTTATCCTGGGAATCGGCCTTGGTCATCTTCAGCGGAGTGCACGGCGTACCGGCAATCTTCGCATCCTCACCAGAGCAACCGAACACGATTGCCCCCAGATTCTCATTGATATTGTTGTTCACGAATTCATCGTGTTCCAACTCTGTACCCGGATGTTCATAATCCACATGGTGGATGAACCCACGTGCATCATCCTCTCCCTCGCTGGAGTGGTAGATGTTGATGGTGGAGTCCGTAGCATACACCGCTATGGGCTTTTTACCTGGCATCATCTCAAATGCCGTCACCTTTACTCCCTTCTCATCACGCGTATAAGTCTTGACGTCTTCCCAGCGGAAAATCTCGATATAGGACTTCTTCCCTTTCGGACGTCCGGCATTCGATGACTTCTTGGGCACCGACACCATTGAATATGTTGTTTCTGACATATATGTACCTCCTATATTAATATAGTTAAACACCTGCACCGGAACTGGAAGAAGAACTGGACGATGCCTCAGAAGAGCTGTCTGTTTCTTCAGGCGGCAGATAAGCGAAGATAGCTTCTGCCAGCCAGAAACCGACAGCTTCCCACCATTCCGCGAATATCTTCACGTCGTAGTTCTCACCCTGCATCCAAACCTTGGCGCTCTGCGGGTCACGGCTGCGCAAATGCTTGAAGTTCTCCTTCGGCGTAATGAAGAAGGCTCCGGTACCGCGCATGCCCTCAAGCGGTGCGAACGTGAACCTGGAGAAATCCACCCTGATTTTCTCACCGTCCTCATTCTTGAGCCAGGGATATTTTTCACGGTATGCCTTGCTGTAACGTATCACCAGATCCGGATCTGCATGGATAAACATGGTCTTTTTCCGATACAGCGGCTTCACCTCACTCACTGCCTTGTCAATTTGGGCAAGTAAGGTCGCGTCTTCCAGCTTTTCACCGTCAAGCAGCCAGGTAATCTTATCATTATTAGCCTTCTTCAGCTTCTTGAGCTGGGTTACATAGCCATCCATCACATCGTTGGCATCCGTAGCGGCATCCCCATCTTTAACGGCACTGGTCTCCTTGAACTCACCGATCGCCAAAGCAACCTCACGCTCTTCGTCCAGTTTAGGAAAGATGAGCTGATACAAGATATACTTGACTACCGGCATATCTTCCGGCTTCAGATTCTCATCATACAGATAACCGAGGATATCCTCCATAATGTCCGACGGAGTGATGGGAACGTTTATCTTGCACTTGTAGTTCTTGATGGTCAACGGAGTGAACTTCGATTTGCCCTTAGGCGTCCACTTCGGTACGAACTGCTGGAGAACTGAATCAACGGCAGCCTGCTGCGCACGAACCTCTGTTTTGTCCGTCACCAGAGTTGACATGTACTTGGTGGACTCCGTGGTACCCATCAGCCCTTTGAGTATTTCCAGTCTCTCGGAAGAAACATACTTACCGAACTCTTTCTGAAGCTCGGTAGTCTCAATGGTCGAATTACCACTATATGCCGCTCCCTTGAACGCGGCATCCAAATAACGGTTGTGTGCCAGGCTCATGTCCGGCTTGAACTTGCTACCCATTTCGTTCTTGTCTCCTGCAACCTGCTGCCCCGCATCCGGTACAGGTTCTTTGGCCATCTTGGCAATCTGGGCATCCTTCGAGGCGATGTCCTTCTCCTGCGCTTTCACTTTGGCATCGAGGTCGGCCAAATCCTTGCGTGCCTTTGCCAGTTCCTGCGCATTTTTGTCACGTTCAGCCTCCAGCTGCACTCTCACCTCATCGGTCACAGCACTTTCAGCATTTCTGCCGTCTTTCTCAAATTCGGCGAGGTCCTTCTTGAAGGCTTCGACGAATACGGCACCGTACTTGTTCTTCAGTTCTTCTTCCTGTGCGGAGAGAAGGATGGATTTTCCTTTCTCATCCTTGGCAAAGGCAGAGATGCCCAAGAAACCAAGCACTACACTCATCACTTTTGCAAACATAATTCTATGATTTAGAGTTGATATAATTGTATATTGTCATTTCCGAATCAATCTCACGGCTACGTTGTACGGCATAGTCCTGGGTACCGATAGCGTCTATCAGCCCCACTTCCAACGCCTCCCTATGATAGAACATCCGACCACGAAGTAATCCTTCAGTCTCCAGCTTCAGGCAATTTCCCCGATTCTTCTTGACGTTCTCCTGGAAGTCGCGGGCCAACGGGTCCAGTTCCTCATCACGGATGGAAGCATAATCCCCCTTCTTGGCTGCCTCGAAAGGAGCGTTCTTGTAATCAGAGAGGTTGGAATAGATGGTATGCACCTTGATGCCTGCACTCTCATAATACTTGGCATAATCCGGAAAACTCATCATCACACCTATACTGCCGAACTCGGCAGACACCTCATTGGCCGCAATGATTTCGTTACAATAGGAAGCGGCATAATAAGCGGCAGAAGCGCAGAGGTCACAATGAGCCACCACTGCCTTGCCCTTGCCACGCGCATAAAGGATGGCATCGACCAGCGGTGCAATGGCATCCACTGCACCGCCACCGGAATCGATGTCACATAAAACAGAAGAAATATTCGAGGAATCAGCCGCCTCGCGGATGAGGTCGGCATACTCCATTGTACCATAGCTGCAATAGGTACCGTATTTAAGCAGGGTACCATGAACGGGAATAATAGCCGTACTGCCTTTGGGAGCGTCAGCATAACCACCGGAAAGCCTTGCCGTTCGGCCGCCCGCTGCCGCAATCATCAACGGAACTGGTTCTCTGTCGGCAAGTATCCTATTATCCTGATTGTCTATGCCATGCTCCAACAGTCTGTTTACAAGCAACAAGTTCGATTCCACCTCGCGGAAGGAAACGAACCATTTGCCTCGGCAGACTGCACTATATAAGTTTGAAAATGCCATTATCTTTTGTACCTTATTAATCCGATACAAAGGTACGATGGCACCAACCGCTTAAAAGGACTTCAATATTTTGGCCGGCTCAGGGCTGCTGCGCTTGAAAGAGAGGGTAAAGGCTGCCGGAGAACCAGATACCTGAAGCGTCACCACTACCGGGAACTGGTCGGTTCCCACCACCCTTTCGGTACCATTGGTGAATTTCAAGCGGACCAGTCCCTCCCGGCAAAGCAAATCACGCAGCGAATTGGAAAATAAGGCTCCCGTATCAGTAACCACCGCTTTCAGCTCCTGCTCCGTCAATTCCCCGGCAACGTTCTTTTCCTTGAACTCCCCGGAAGAGACCGGAATCGGCGTCCATTCTCCTGAAACCTGAATCGTTTCCACACCCGGCATATTTTTGACCACCGAGGCCGCAACCGGAATAAATCCCATGGCACATATTTGGGCACGTTTGTCACCGATATTCATTTCTCACTTATATTTTAAGAGTTATTTATCTGAAAATCTGCTTTTTACTTAATAATTAATCTGCTAAAAAATGTCAAGGGAACAGCGACAATTGAATATCCCTATTCACCTCCTTGACCATCCGCTGCCTATTACGGTAGTCGAACTTCTTGACAGCATCGTAATTGATGGCATTGTTCTTGATATTGTATGCCATCAGGAACGCCCGGATAATCCGGTCCTGCTTATACCCCTTCTCATAGCCAGCAACAAAGTATTCCCGTACACGTATGCGGAAAGAGGCTTCGATATAGCTCTGGAGCATACGCTGTTTCCATTCCGGTATATAGATGAAGTTCTCCTGCAGAATAAAATGGTTCCACTCCTGAATAGGAAGATACAACGTTATCGGATGCTCCTTGATAGCCTGCTTGGGCGGTCTGTCCGTAACAGTGACCATGGCCTGAATGAACTTGCCAATATCATTGGCAGCAGTCACATTCACACCTTCATCAGTAGGCCTGCATCCGAATTCATGATACAAATAGTCATGGAGATAAGGCTTCAACTCTATTATCACATTAGGTCTCATAGGGTAAATCATTTATATGCAGACAAATATACACATAAATACAGACACTTTATCCAAAATCAGCGCCAAAACAGTCAAAATACAAAATATAATTACATTTGCCAACTCCACACGATCTTATATTTTCTGCTCCATACAGTGTTCTGAGTATTTTGCTTAGAAAATTATGCAACTTTGTAACGTGTAACCATTCGAGTATATTTCACTGATTATCAAAGAAAACGATTGTAACAAAGCTCACAACACCCATTTGTTACCAATAATCAAATTTGTGACATTGACTCCGATATTCCACTCATACGACTAAAGTAACAAACCCTTATTTTTTGTCACCAATGTTTGTTACCTAAGATGTAACCTTTGTTACTTATTGTTTATAAATGATTTATCTTCTTTTTCAAACATCGGTTACAGAGTTACAATAATTTGGTAGAAAATAGGGAAAGGGAGTGGGAAACCCAAAGGCAAAGGTATGCCCGGCGTCCTATTGAATAGTAAAAGCCGCGGACAATTGTGCCCACGGCTTTTACTGTGTGACTCCTATACCGGATGTCGGTTCTTCATGGCCTTACGGAAATTAGGCGGTAGCGGCTTCCGTCGCAGCCTGGTATAATCGTCGTTCAACTCAAAGTCCATCCAATGGTCTTGTGCAGGAAGAAATGCGCCAACGGCCACAAGCATCCAAGGGAGCTTCTCCTTGTCTGCCTGAAGGTTCAGGATGGTGCCCGGCTTCATCAGCTCCAGATAGTCATAAACCTGACGGATATAGGAAGCCGACTGCTCCGTTTGCAGCATCTCCGGCAGAAACCGGTCATAATGCTTAATGTAATCAGAACGGAGCGTTTCCATCACCACTTTCTACCTGAGGAACGAATGCCGCCGGTTCTCCATTCGTCTGTCTTGAACGCATATAAATCATCTCCTTGGTCTTGCCGTCCACCTTCTGAAGATACCGCCCCGACTTGTTCAACAAGTCTGCGGGATTCATCTCGGCAATATACGGGCATAGTTCGGAAAAGCTGCGCAAAGCCTTGGTAAAGCGCTGCATCTTCCAGAAATCCTTTTTCGACTTGGATGCGACAATAAAATCGTCATAGACCTGTTCACGTACAAGAGGCGTGTTCAGATTCTCACCATCCTCGGAAAAATAGCAGTAAGCCCAATCCTCGAAGTCAGACCCCATGTCAGCCTTCCGCTTGCGCTTGAGAATATTATCCATCGGAGGCTGTATCTTGACATTACGGTCCACCATGGCCAGATAGAACTGAAGACACTGGGCGAAGAAATTCAAGTCCCAGTTCCAATCCTCCTCGCTGTAATCGGTATTCGTCATCAGGTTGCGGTCAAAGTCATCACGAATGGTCCGGCTCTCGAGGTAGTCGTTTTCTTCGGTCTTCTGATGGTAATAGTCCGAAAATACCATGTACAGCATACGTGCCGAGGTAGAAGGGTCGAATTCACGCGGCACATAGTTGGTGGTAAAACCAAACTTGGGGGATTCTTCAAATTCTATAAAGAATGATTTGTTGTTCTTGGGGTTGACTGTCATACCGGAAGTGATATTGTCATAGAACTGGCTCATCGGCAGATAACGGTCACAGTCATCCACCAAAACAAAATCAGTATGTACATCTACCTGGTCAAACACGTGGGGATTATCAAGAAGGCGGGGATTACGTCCGGAGAGATTGACCGTCCGCATGAAGAACCGAAATGTCTTGAACAGAAAGCTCTTGCCGCTACGCCCGTTGCACTCATCATCCTCACCTATCTTGTTATCCATCGCATAAAGTGCCCACGCGCGTGAAGGCGACTTGTAGCGGTGCATATTATAACCGATGGCAAACATCTTATTGAGCAGGTTCTGCTTCTGCTCTCGTATCTCATCCCGGGAAAGCAGCGGCCCGGCAATGTCAAACTTATGCTCTGCCCGGTACTTGTCAGCTTCGTCTACCCCTTTGTCCTTCCAGGCATACTCCAATTCATTACGCCAATACAGACGGCTGGTATTTATCAGATAATTGAAGAAACAGCTCTTATGCTCCTTGACAGTAATATCAAACACATCCCTATCCTCCGGGTCCTTTCTGTGCGACCATTCGAACATGGGTGGAAGAATGCTCACCTTATGAGGTATCACATTCGACTCCCAGGCGCTGCGGTTGTCAGGTATCTGCCCATGTAGCGACTTAATACCGTCTTTACTCACTTCCCAGGTCTCACCTCTGAAAAACATATACTGCTCCTTGGGTGTATAGCTCCGGAAATCCAGGTTGATTTCATCAAGCTGCGCCAAGGATGATTCTCCGGTACGTGGAGAGTTCAGAATCAGGTTACGAATATCTACCGGAAGATAACGCTCGATGGTAAACCGCTTGAGAAACGCCACAATATCCTTTGCCTTGATTTCACTGACTATACAACCGTTACGGTGTATATACCTCGCATCCTTGGAGTTGTCGTCCTTCAATGTATAGAATCCATTCAACGTGAGGAAATAATGCAAGTAAGCGGAGTTCACTTCATAAATTGTTTTCCGGCTCCGCTCACTCCAGCTATCCACCCAGAACCGAGCAGGCATGGCCAATGTCTGTAAGTTGCGGAAATCCTCCTGCTTCGGGCGCAAATCCACAAAGTCACGAAAATCCTTGCGTGGCTTGCCCCGTTGATCGCGATAGCCCCGCAACCATCCGGGAAGCCATATCGTATATATGTCGAGGAAACGCAGGGCCAGTTCCGTCCCTTTGCGAACGCCCGTGTCGTCGATGTCCGGAATATTGTAGATACGATCCACATATTTATAGATTTCCTTAATCTCTTCAGGAGTGACTTTGTAGGTCTCACTATTGAACCATAGCGGATGACAACCGAGGGCGCGGATGCAAAGGGCGTCACGCTCTCCGGAACAGATAAAGGCCTCCTTCAGCTTCTGTTCCTTGTATTGGGCATCCTTATTCTTCGGATCATTGAAAAACAGTTTCTCTTCCTGGGCATTGAAATCCCGGTAAGCCTTCTGCAGCTCGGCAAAACCGTTGATATACTGTTTGGGTTTCACCCCATCGGGCGTATAGCTGAAGCGCCACTGCTTATCCGGATTCAGAGGCTCATATACCTTATAGAACTTGTCAGTGCTACCGTCTTTCTTCGTAACAGCACATTCACGCATGAAGATAGGATAAGTAGGCGTAGTATATTTAGTGGTGACTTCACGGTTGCGGACATAGGATATGGATTTGGCCACATACCAGTGAAGTGCATCGACGTGCTCCTGCCTGACCCGAGGACCGAGCACCTGCAACTGTACATCGGTAAACTTCTCTTCAAGCTCGAAGAACCTGGCACCTTCGGCTTCATCAGCCGTGGCCGGACGTTTACGAATATCCGGTTTATTGACAGAACGTTTGAGTTCATCGGTCACGTTATACCTGGAAGCAAGCAAGGCAACCGCTTCCGGGAAACGGACATTCTCCTCGTTCATGCAGATGTCAATCGGACTCATGGCCGTGCCAGAATCCCCGAAATCAGTGACCTTGTAGCAGTCATCATATTTCTTGAGGCAGGCAGAGGCGTCATCCTCATCGGGACGACGCTTGAATTTCTTCTTATTGTCTATGCACCCCTCTGCCTGAGGGTAATAGTACAAAATAATGTCTAACCCATCATGGGTAGCATTATAGATATCGGCAGCTTTAATCATATTGCGGATGATTTAATTCGGTACAAAGGAATTGTTTTATAGGAGAGTTATCAAGGACGTTATCCGCTCCTACAGTTCCCGCGTTTCCTTCAGGCTCCCAATGAACAAGTTCATCAGTCTCGCATATAGTCCGGAATCTTCCTTCAGATTATCCGGATTCTTGCCGGTAAGATGCACCTTCATATTATCCTTGGAGTAGTCATGGCATATAGCCAAGTGCAGCTCCCGGTTCCGGTCATCAACTACCGAGACCTTCACTTCCTCCACCACACTCCCCAGTTCTGAGGCATCCAACCACAAATATGACTTTTCATCTGTCTTCAGATGGCAGTACCGATGTACCTTGCCACCTTTACGAATCAATTCCACTTCGACGATTGTCGCTACCTGATTGGTACGCAGGATGCGCACCTTCTGACCTTTCTTCATTGATATTTCTTTTTTATTCATTACTGATTTGTTTTGTATTGTTTCTTTATCACTACCGCCACTGTCCCGATGGATGTCCCGCTCTCTTTAAACTCACCGGCACCTATCTCAAACACTTCTCCATGTACCTCTTCCAGCCACTTACGAAAGTCTACACATTTTTTTTCCGATGAGAATTTCCAATGTTGGCTGGTTATTGCCGCAAGCGTACCGCCTTCTTCCAAACGTTCATACATAAATCTGACATGCTCTATGTCCTGATTACCGGAAAACGGAGGATTTGCAATAATCTTAGTATAACTGCCTACACTATCTTTCGTAAAATCTTCATCAAGCAATATCACGTTATCCAATGTGTGGAGGAATTCTCTGTTTTCCGGCATCAGTTCATAGCATTCCACTATCACGGAAGGGCAGTTTCTATGAATGGCTTTAATAAGAGCTCCACGCCCGGCACTCGGTTCAAGTACCGTATCATTCTTATCTATGCCGCCTGCCAGCATTACCAGCCAGTCTGCCACCTCAGCCGGAGTCTCAAAAAACTGGTATTCCTGCTGAAGATTGCATCGTTTGCCTTCTTTCAGTATGGAGAACACACGTTTCGGATTGAACGGGAATGTGAAGCCCTGCATCTTGCCACCTTGCCAGGAACCGCCGGCTTCCTCAATCCATTTCTTGGCCTCGGCATAAGACTTTCTGTTGAACTGCACCGCCGGAAGTTTGAGTACGTTATCTTCAAGAGTGCAATGCTTCAGTATCTCTTCTACATTCCATTCCTTACCTTCATCAGCCTGTTTTTTCTTTTCGTCCGTTGGAGCATCCGGAGCTAACAGTGAAGATATTTTTTGAACAACCGTATTGCTCGCGTCCATGAAGGCATTGACGCAGGATAGCGCTTCCATGAGAAATTTTGTATCAACATGTCCGGTGGCATCATAGATGTCTATCCCTTCGGTCATGGATGATAATTCATTGAGTTGCGCTACACTACCATGTAACGTTTCGATTAAAATCTCTTTTTTGTTCGTCATAACTCTTTTGTAAATAAATTCTTGTTGTGTCTACACTCCCATGACCGAGAAGGTCGGCCAGTTGAATAACATCTTTGTTTTTTTTCAAAAACATTTTGGCAAAGAAATGCCGGAAAGCGTGCGCGTGCATCTTCCTTGAATCAATACCGCAATGTTTTCCCCATGCTTTCAAGTGCTGAGAAAAGCCCCGTTGTGTAAACGGTCCAAATTTTCCCACGGCAAACAACCCCGTTTTCCCATGCTCCTTAGCATAAGCCTTAGCTTCCTGCTGCAATTGCTTTTGGAAGAAAAAACGTCTGTACTTGTTCCCTTTACCTTTCAATGTAACCTCACCGCTAATTATATCCTCCCATGTAAACTGTTGAAATTCCGACAGACGGGCGCCCGTTGTTCCCAAAACCTTAATGAAGAAATAGTAATCCTTGTTGTTTTTTGCCTTGAGATATTCCAACAGCCGGTTGTATTCATCTTCGGTAGGTACATTGTTTACATCCAGTTTACGCTTTATTTTGGGACGCTTCAGCTCAATAGGCTTTTTCAACCATTTAGAAAATTTCTCGATTGCCGTAATCCGCAAACGGATGGTAGCAGGAGATAATTTTTCTTCTTCAAGACTTTTTATAAACCTCCTGCAATTATCCATATTGACCTCATTGGCATACTCGAAATATTTCTTCATCGATGTGTAATATATATCAACTGTATGAGATGAGTAATCATTGTTGTCGGTCAGCCATATAATGAAATCATGAAGTTGTTTCTTGTTCTTCTCCGAAATG